ATGCAGAACTTGAGGCACGATCACACTACTAAAAGCAGGTATCTCCACAAGACTGCAACCAAGGAGGACATGGGGTGGACTGATTGGACTCGGAGGCAACGGATTGCTTGCGGTTCTATGATCATTGAGATTATCCATAAACGCACAGGGTTGATCACGTTCACTGAAAAGACTCACCGAAAGCGTAAGTCGTATAAGCCTCAAAGGATGGTGGAGTTATCTGATGAGACTCGCCAGTGGATTGAAGGCTACGACCAGCACCGAGAGATATTGTTACCTTTCTGGATGCCTATGCTGGAGTCCCCTCTCCCTTGGAAAAGTGTTTATGGTGGCGGGTATGACGTAGGCGAAGGAGACGGGTTACCTTTGTTACCCTTCATCAGGTGCAGCAACAGGTCTGTCCTGAGAGAAGCTCCTGAGATGCCTGAAGTTTACAAAGCAGTTAACACCATTCAAGAGACTCCCTTTCGAGTCAACGGACAGATCCTGAATGTTCTTGAGTGGGCTTGGGAAAACGACAAGCGTATTGGTTTACCTCCAAGGGAGGACATCGAGCCACCGAATTACCTTCCTGATGATGCAAGTGTGGATGAGGTAAGGGACTTCAGGGATGCTCGGAGGGAGGCGTTTACGTTCAATCGATCTCAGCGAAGCAAGCGTATCTTGATCAACAGGATCTTGATGCTCGGGCGTAAGTTTTCTGACAAGAGATTATTCTTCCCGTGTTCACTGGACTTCAGGGGAAGGGTCTATCAGATCCCCTCGTTCCTGACCTATCAGGGGCCAGACCACTGTCGAGGTCTCCTGCACTTTTTCAGAGGTGAGCGTATCAAGAGCGATGATGACTTGAAGTGGTTGGCGATCCACGGGGCGAACTGCTTCGGGTTGGACAAAGTCTCGTATGAGAAGCGAGTCGAGTGGTCTGATGAGTTCACCAAGAAAGCTGTGGCGATTGCTAAAGATCCCTACGCCAACCAAGATTGGGTGGATGCCGATGAGCCTTGGCAGTTCCTTGCTTGGTGCTTTGAGTGGGGAGCGTATCACACACGGGTAACCAAGAACTTTGAGACTCACCTTCCTTGTGCGATGGACGCTACCAATTCAGGATTGCAGTTGTTATCGCTGTTAGCAAGGGATGACCTGGGATGTGTTGCTACCAATGTTGCACCCACTGAGGAGCCTCAAGATATCTACGAGGTAGTTGCCACGCACACCAAGGGGAAGCTGGAACAGGACGCATCACAAAGTCATAAGTTTGCTTCCAAGTGGTTGGAGTTCGGGATGAATCGCAAGATGTCGAAGAGACCTGTGATGTGTTACAGCTATGGGTTGACACCTTACAGTAACAGAGACTATGTGAAGCAGTGGTATTTTGATTGCCTTCAGGATCGCGGAGTGTCGTGTTTGTTTGGCAGAAGGAATGTTTACCCTGCGATCAAGTATCTTGCCAATCACCTGTGGGATTCGATTGAGGAGGTCTTGACCAAGCCAAGGCAAGTCATGGATTGGTTTCAGCAGGTAGCGACCTTGAAGGCCAAAGAAAACCAACCTATCACTTGGACTGCACCTTCGGGTTTTGTTGTGAAGCAGGACTATAAGCAACAGACATCAAGGAAGGTTGCTACTTGGCTCAGTGGCTCTCTGTCTGCTGTGAGGTTCAAGGATGACACTGACACTATTGACTCAAGGAAGCAATCGAATGGGATCTCACCGAATGTTATCCACAGCTTGGATGCTGCTGGGTTGGTGAAGACAGTGAACGAGGCTCACCTGCGAGGCATCGATGACTTTGCGGTCATCCACGACTCCTACGCTACACACGCTCCAAAGTGTCCAGTGCTTGCGGATTCAATAAAAGACTCATTTTCTGCAATGTTTTCAGAAAGCATCCTTGACTCCCTTGCTTCGGAATGGAAGATGGACGGCACTGACGTTCCGAGTGTGCCTGAGTTTGGAACATTCGATCCAGAACTTCTTAAGCAATCTAAATATTTCTTCAGCTAATCGTGCTGTCAGAAAACAAAACCAACAAACAATAATAACATGAGTAGTATTACAACTCCTATAGGCGTGGCTCGTTGGCCGCGATTGAATCAACCTGACACCAAGTTCGATGAGAATGGTGTTTATTCGTGCAAGCTGATCCTTGAAGAACAGGATTACACTGAGCTTGAAAGCAAGCTGGAGCCTTGGCTCGATCAACAATACGTTCGTTTCTGTAAGGAGATGGGCAAGAAGCAGCTTCGCAAAGCACCGACTGTTCCTTTACGTGTTAATGATGACGGGGAGTATGAGGTATATGCAAAGCAAGCTGCAAAGAAGGAGACATCCAAAGGCACTTTGAACTTCACTGTTGCCCTGTTTGATTCTCAAGGCAAGAAGATGAACGATGCACCGAATGTCGGCAATGGGTCGAAGGTGCGTCTCGGAGTAGAGCCTACAGCGTGGTTCGTTCCTTCGTTGGGATTTGGTTACACCTTGCGTCTGAAAGCAGCACAGGTCATTGATCTGGTTGAGTTCAATCCTGGTGGTTCCGATTCGTTTGCCTTTGACTCTCAAGAGGGTGGTTACGTCTCTGAGGATCTGGATGATGCCATGAAGGAAACTGATGACGTTCCGTTCTAAATTTGAAAAGAATTTAGCCCTCGACCTGAAAAGGTCGGGGGTTTCTTTTACATACGAGTCGCTGCGTTTTGAGTATTACAAGACGCACCATTACACTCCTGACTTTGTCTTGCACAATGGTGTGATCATTGAGGCCAAGGGAAGGTTCACAGGGTCAGACAGGATGAAGCACCTTTTGATTAAGGAGCAGCACCCTGATGCTGATATCCGATTCGTATTTATGAGAGCAAACAACACCTTATCGAAAAGATCCAAGACCACTTATGGAGCGTGGTGCGACAAGCACAACTTCCTTTGGTCAGAGATGACTGTCCCAAAAGCATGGACTACTTAGCAACGCATCAGCCGTGTGAGGATTGCGGCTCATCAGATGCACTTACGATTAACACTGATGGCAGCACCTACTGCCACTCTTGTGAGACTTATCACAAGCCTCAAGAAGATATGAAAACTATGATGAAAATAAAGAAGCCTTCGGGCATACCAGAATTTGTTAACGGAGCTTACAAAGCTATAACTCCAAGAGGAATTACCTTGGAGACTTGTAAGAGAATGGGCTACCGAGTTGGCGAACAGAATGGCAGGGCTTGCCACATCGCGGACTACCGAGACGATGACAAGAATATTGTCGGGCAGAAGCTGCGTTTCGAGGGCAAGAACTTCAGGATCGCTGGGGACATCTCTACGAGATTCTTCGGGCAACACTTGTTTCCTATGGGAGGCAAGAAGTTGGTAGTCACCGAGGGTGAGATTGACGCACTTTCAGTAAGCCAAGTTCAAGATAACAAGTGGGCAGTAGTGTCCATACCCACGGGGTGCTCCTCTGCTGCCAAGGTATTCAAAGCAAACCACAGTTGGCTCAGTATGTGGGAGGAGGTTATCCTTATGTTTGATGAGGATGAGCAAGGACGCAAAGCTGTAGAAAGCGTAGTCCAACTCCTTCCTCAAGGTCGTGCTAAAGTAGCAAGGCTACCGCTCAAGGATGCCAACGAGTGTCTTACGAATGGCAAGGGCAAGGACATCATTCACGCTATCTTCCAAGCTATCCCGTGGCGCCCTGATGCGATTGTTAGTGGTGACGATCTTCTTACAAGGATCTTGAATCCCAAGAATGCTGAGTCAGTTCCCTATCCATTTGATGGTCTCAACACGATGACCAGAGGACTACGGAGGGGAGAGATTGTTACCTTTTGTGCAGGGAGTGGCATAGGTAAAAGCCAAGTGTGTAGGATCATTGCTCACAGTCTTGTGACCGAGACCGATACAGCAGTCGGATACATCGCACTGGAAGAGTCTGTTGAGCGGACTGCCCTCGGCATCATAGGTCTTGAGATGGGCAAGCAACTGCACCTTGATCCATCGAGCATCAAGAGTGAACCTGGTTTTGAAGAGGCGTATGCTGCGACCATAGGATCGGGAAGGTTCTGGCTTTATGATCACTGGGGAAGTTTGGATGCTGACAGGTTGATCTCTCACATCGCTCACATGGCAAAGGTCATGGAGGTTTCCTATGTAGTCCTCGACCACATCAGCATCGTTGTTTCTGGTAACGGAGACGGGGACGAAAGAAGGATGATCGACAACGTGATGACCAAGCTACGTGCTTTGGTTGAGGAGACAGGCATCGGTCTTATCCTTGTGTCCCACCTCAAGAGACCTGCTGATGGCAGGGGACATGAGGAAGGAGCTAACACATCTCTTGCTCACCTGAGAGGATCTGCTGCCATCGCCCAGCTTTCGGACATGGTCATAGGGCTTGAGCGTAACCAGCAGGATCAGGAGCAGAAACACGTTACTACCCTGCGGGTTCTCAAGAATCGTTTCAGCGGGGACACAGGTATTGCAAGTAACCTCCAGTTCGATGTTGACACTGGCAGGATGAGTGAATACACATTCGATTCGATATGATGAAAGATAATCCTAAACAACAACTGAAACGCCACAATATCCTTTTCTTTGATATTGAGACTAATGCTATCGATCATTGGCCTACCCTTGGAGGTCTTAAGGATCTGCATTGTATTAGCATCATGGATCATCGATCAGGTGTTATGAAGTCCTTCAACTCTCAAGAGGACAACATCCAAGAGGGGATCGATATGCTCAACAACGCAGCCTACATCTGCGGTCACAACGCGATAGGCTTTGATGCTCCTGCTTTGCGTAAGCTCGGTTATACCCTTGATGCCAAAGTCCTAGATACCAAGGTGATGTCTTCGTGCATCTATCCAGACCTGATGTCTGATGATTGTAAACTTCCTGAAACAAGATTACCCGTCCAGTTCAGAGGTCGTCACAGTCTCAAGGCTTGGGGGTATCGTTTGGGAGTTCACAAGGGTGAGCATGGCGACACTGAGGATTGGACTATGTGGTCTCAAGAGATGCAGGATTACTGTGAGCAGGATGTTAAGGTCACTGCTTCTTTGTTTGATTACCTTCTCAATCAGAAGCCCTCTTCGGATATGTTACACCTTGAGCATGACTTTGCTGAGATCATCTCTAAACAAGAAGACAACGGGTGGCCTTTCGATATCATCAAGGCTGAGCTGTTGACCGAGAAGTTGATGGCAGAACGTGCTGATCTCCAAGCTAAGTTGCAAGACACTTTCGCTCCACAGGTGATAGAAACCAAGACTCCTAAAGGATGGAGAGTGGAAGTGGATGGCAAGACCTTTGAGGCTGCTACCAAGACTGCTTTGAAAGCTCAGTTGAAAGAAGTCAAGCTGAAGCAGAAGTTCGCTGACAGTGCAGTTAAGATGGATAACAAAACGAAGAGCATTC